CTTATTGATCGCAAGGTCAGTGCCATAGCGAACTATCGTGTCCGACTCTCCAGTTAGTGGAATCATTGCTAAGACGTCATTCGTTGTTGGCGCTGGCGACCTGTAGCGCCTGCGGTCCCTATCCTCGACTATGCTGTTAATTGTAAATAGTTGCGCTTGTGTAAGTCGACGTGGTGCAGTCTTGACGAACACTGGATTGTTACTCGCATCGCACCCTAGATTAGCAGGGTCCGCATACTGGGGAAGAGCGAGCTTTGTCGACGTGTCGGCCACGGCTACAACTCCCTTCGTCTGTCTATTCTTGTTGAAGTCATCTACGACTAGTAAGGCGTATTGGGGCCCATAGAAGTAAGGTGCGGCGTCTGCATAGACCGCACCCTCCTGCGCAACTTCAATCTTCACTACATTGTCTGCATCTGGTGATGTTCTGAAACCGATCAGCCACCCAAGTGAGTTGTTTGGAAAACCAAGAGTGGTGCAACTCGCACAAGAAGCACCGCTTGTGGATTGGGTAGGCCACCCTGAAGGGGTGTAAAAAGTGATGTAGGCATCAATATCTTCGTTTACGTTCTGGAAATAGTATCTTGATTTCGCTTGGTCATATTGAAGACTCACGCCATAAGGTGTGTTAACGCTAGACAGCGCACTGTTGACAGCCGTCCTCAAACTATCAACATCGTAGTTGCCAGGTTCGACTCCCACTGTTGTCGTATCTGTACCGTCACTCACTGCCAAGCAGCTATTCCCTCTAAAGCTGTCCACATTGTACCATGTGCGTGGAATCTGCACCGAGTAGAGCTCCATCGATACCACATCGTGCAAGGTTTCAGATAACGTTACAGTGAAATCAGCTGTGAATGCTGCCTGGTTCAGGTCTACGCCTGCGTATGGAAATATGTTCGGACGATACTGGCTATCTATGATGACTGTCTTCGTAAGCACATTCTGCTGAGTTGGGTTTATCGTTCCCTGCGCAACAGGAACGTTGTATGTCTGATTGACCCCGAGGCGGTTGCGTTTCATCTGATAGTGCCCGTCCTGGCCCTCGAAGATCTGAATCTGATTCACCCTGCTCGTTGCCTTGTCTGCTTGCACGGCGTTGCTCTGTGTGAGATACTGGTTCTGCATCCACTCGACGGCTTGCACACCATCCCCTACTCCTGATCCTTCGTCCTCATCAAGAGCCGCAGCACTTTCTTTCACTACACTCACCGCTTTGTTCAAGAAGACGGCCACATCGGTATTCCCGCTAGCCTCAGCGCGCGCTATGAGCGGCGCGGCAGCGTCCTCTATATCGGTATCTGTTGCTGTCTGACTTACGCCCAACAAATCGAGTAAGTCGTCGAGACTCCATGCCCGGATGTCGGTATTTATGGATGCCATATTTAGTATACATGCACTCCAGATTTTAAGCCCGTGTCGGAGTGCGTAAGTTATGTGGAAAATTGAACGTCCAGCGTACCCGAACGTTTGTAGGAACCCAGAAAATATAAGCGATATCTACCCTAAGATGGCAACTGAGTGTCCTATCTGCTGCAACAAGTTCAACAAGAGCACACGCGCGCGCGTAGTGTGCCCCTATGGCGACTGCGCACAAGAAGTGTGCCGCACATGCGTCAAGACGTATCTAACCTCGATCACCGATGATCCAAACTGCATGCACTGTCATCTGGCACTTACCGACGAGTTCCTCAGTGGCGCACTCACGAAAACTTTCATAGCCAAGGAGTACAGAGCTCACAGATCGACCATCCTTGCGGAGCGCGAACTCGCTAGGATGCCCGAGACGATGGGTCTGGCGGCCGCAGAACGCGAAGCCAGGAACCACGACCAGCAGGTAGTGCTGGTTAGACAAGAGATCGATGCTGCTGTTCAACGCATCAACGCCCTACGAAGCCGTGAGCGCCAGCACCTGCACCGCGCGTATCGTGCCAGGCACCCGAATCAAGAAGAGAGCGCTGCCAGCGCGCGACGCTTCGCCATGCCGTGTCCGCGTGCCGATTGCAGGGGCTTCCTCTCCACACAGTACAAGTGTGGTGTGTGTGAGCACTTCGTGTGCCCTGATTGCTTCGCGGAGAAGGGAACAGACCGCGACGAAGAACATACCTGCAATCCAGATGATGTGGCCACCGTCACTGCGATCAAGAATGAGTCAAAACCGTGCCCTAGTTGCGGAGCCAGAATCTCCAAGGTATCCGGCTGTGATCAGATGTGGTGCGTCGGGTGCCACGTGGCGTTCAGTTGGCGCACCGGGCAGATACAGCACGGAGTAGTGCACAATCCTCACTTCTTCGAATATCAGCGTGCAAATGGCGGCCGTGGCGTCGGCGCTAATCGGGCACACGGCCAATGCAACGCTGAGCGAATGCCTGACTGGAACATCTTCAGGTCGTCTGTTAATGCGCCACTGATCGCTATATCGTCGACTTCGCAGAGAATCTCGGCCTTATACAAGTGTGTGCAGTCCGTGTTCCAGATCGGCGTCCATATCGAGCGCGTTGAGATTCCACAGAACACTGACACAATCAATAACCTCCAAGACAATGCACAACTGCGTGTGCGGTACATCCTTGGCGAGATCGACAAGGAGACGCTCACATCAACGCTCGGCACTGCCGACAGGAAGCGCAAACGATTGGTCGAGTCAATGCAGATTACTCAGCTCGTGTATGCAGTCATAAAGGAGGCTATGTGGGCGCTCGTCGACACACCGCAATTGGTGCAACGCGACAGATCAGCTGGCCCATCATCCCCTCTAGCTGAAGAGGCAGTAGAGCGATTCCTTGAGGTTGTTAAGTACGCCAATGAGCGCTGGAACAATATCAGTAAAACACACTGCGGAGTTGTTATGCCGTGCATAACAAGCAGGACTACCACGAGTCGCAGTGTGCAGGTGGAGCACACTATATTCGAGTTCGGAAAACAAAAATTCACACACACAGCGAACCAAGCAGATGCAGAGTCTACTTGAACCTGCTGACGAACATCTCCCTAATTCTTTTTCGGAAGTCAAACCGTGTGTTCTCCAAAATCCAGGTGGGAAGGCACGTTATCCCCTGCCCGCGCTTCAGGTGTCTATGACCTTTGAACACGAGCATATCTAGAACAAGCAGCACGATCTCCTCCTCCCGTGACAGATCCTCTCTGTCTATCCGATAGTGGCTCCTGTATGTGTACCGATTGTAGTTTCCCCACTTGTAGACTGCGTATCTACGGTCCAAAGCAAGGGAGTTCTTCACTAGACCGAGTCCCATGATCCTATTCTTGTCGTTATTCATCTCCAGAATCACAACAAGACCGCCAGTTGGTATGTCCTCCTTCATGCGCGTAGGGGTTCCATATACGCACCCACGCCACTCGTTGCTGATCCGCCAGTCGCAGTTTTGTTCCCACGTGTCATCATTGAAACGCGTTGTTGCGATGTGAAGATGCATTTTATCAGTTGGTGCGTTCTGATCCGACATAAACTGACAGTTCAATTTTATCCACTACTTGTATAATGAACGAGATCGCGAAACGTGGATTCGCTTACATTCTCTCCTTGTCTGTAGTTACGGCGGTTCTTATCTATGCTATGGATCTGCCCGGATACCTAACTGGTGCAGATGATTTAGTTAGAGAGTACTACTATCGGAATGCAGTTGGTAGCTTCCTACTCGATATCGCTCTTGTCGCGTTGTACATATCAGCAGCTATGTACGTTACGCGCATCTTCGAAATTAAGAGCAATGCTACCGAGCTGCTCGCGGTTGCAGGGACATCAGCTGCTATATCGACTATCTTTATGCTCCTCTTCCGAGCTGGTGTGGCCAAAGGCACATTTTTCAGCAGATGGTTTGGGAGAGTTGGAGTGCTTGCCGTTATGTATGACATGATACTTGTATCTAGTATCTTCGTACTGATGAAAGTGATCTACAATCGTCTCTCGTGAATTAATTCGGTATATATAGTAGCATGATCGGAAAGGCTCTCTACTCTACTCTAATCGCCATCACCATTTTAGCGAAGTCATTGTGGTTTCTTGCCGATTTCATGTACTACTACAAGAAATACACCGGGACCGACGAAACCACTGCCAAACAACTGAAACAGTTAGATACGTACCTAATGACCACGGCTGAAGTCTTCATGTACCTAGTCATCATCGTAACATTCAGTCCGCATCGTAAGTCAACCGAAATTCGTCTCTCGAGAGAAGAACAAATCATCGCTTTCGCAATAGGTGTCCTTGGTCTCTTGCACACCAACTGGCGCAGCCTGCGTGAGTTCGGGCTTAAATTGGCTGACGCAAGGGAAGATCACAAAATGATCGGCAACTTGAAAGTGAATGTGTAAGCCTTCTTGTGAAGTCCTACTACTGCCTGACATTCTTCATCGGACAGTCCGAATAGCTCTGCCAGTGAGTTATCGTTAATAGTACCTGGTAGGCCTGCAATTGTCATCACATCTGGCACCATCCAAAACGCTTCCTTCTCTAAGTATTTCATTCTGTATCTTGTACTCTCAAACAAGTACAGTGCTAGTTTAGTCGAGAGAAAGTTCGCAACTCTCTCTAGCACTCCGACATCATCGTGGCATATCACATAGTTATCTCGGTTCGATATGCCGAACTCACCTGTAACATCGACATATGGGAAACCGTACATCTTATGCGCCATGACTATCTTGCGCTTACCATAGTACGCTAACGGTTTATCGCTGTAGTCCACAACTAACTGTGTATCAAGACCGTCGAGAACGGCGGTACGGATGTTCTGGTATTGGTGTGCCTGGTCCCTCGTCTTTGAGATGGACACAGCTTTTGGAGGCATATTACTTTTATGCACGACAAGACATTCAGAGTCACGAGGGCGCACCTTAGTAACAACTGAAGCCCCAAACACAGGCAGAGCGTCGCCTGAAGCATACAAGTATTGTACATACTTCGATATACAGTTGTCGTAGAGATCAACCGACCAGTCGTTTTCACGCTTGGAGAGAAGTACACAACTAGTCGGTGTTTGCGCTTCTCCTGAAAACAGCTGATTTGTCTGAGTGTTGGTCAAACAGTGCAGTCTCTCTAGCTTGTACTTGGTCATCACACCATAGGCACCCGCTCGATCGGGACGCATCCACAGCGACGGCACAACGACCAACATATTGCCTCCTTCGCGTAGGATCTCAATGCTGTGTTTAACAAACTGCATCCATACCGTGCGGCCATCTTCCTTCTTCTCTCTGGAACTGTTAGTCGGGACCTTCTTCATACCATTACTATTATACGGCGGGTTGCCAATCACGTGGTCATATTCGCCTTTGTGTTCCAGGAAGTCACCCTCGTATATGTTCGCCTCACTGCCGAATAGTTCCCTAAGAATTGCGATATTGTCGGGTTGCAACTCACACATGTGCATCATGTTGCTGACTATGTGGTTGTGGCGAGCTGCCGCCGTACATATCACTGGACGCAATGACTCCATCAGCCTCCAGTACAACGCCATCGAGAAGAAACCAGTGCCAGCACCAGCGTCCATCCATCTGGCTCCTGGATCCCGAAACACTGCCTCTGGATACATGTTCAACATTTGCTCTATCAGCCTGAATGGTGTGAATATCTCTCCATACTCGAGCTTCTTATCCGAGTTGGTGGAGAGATCTTGTTTGTAGTCCTTCTGATTGATTCGTCTAATTGACATAAGTGGTATACATAAAGATTTAACATTGGCGTTTGTTACGATCCCAGAAAATTGAAGTACTTTGACCGTCTGACGTGCATCGTATCACCCAACACCAAGCAAACTGAGTCTTGAAAGAATACCACATAACAACCAAAAACAAAAGCCGAAAATGATGTTAGAGAAATTCCGCCCCGTGGAGATCATCGTCCATACATCGTCTGACTACATCAAGCAATTGGAAGAGCAGCGGTTCGAGCAGTTCCTCGACACTGTTGAGGGACGTGCCGACTCCAGAATGTCAGGCGGTAGCAAGCCGTCGTCCCCGCTTGCCGCTATGGGCATAGTGTCCAGTCCGAAGATGCACCTGCGCCCCCTACTCCCGCACACCATATACGATGTGACTGATGTGTCCAGCGCTGTAGCTCAAACACCAACGATCGACGATGAGGATACGGAGCCGTTGTCACTCGCCGAACTCGGGAAGAGCTTGACGCCGCCCCCGGTCGACCCAAGACGCGACACATACGAAGTGCCACCACAGCTTGATGCCGTATAGAAGACGCAATTCATCCAGCAAACAGGTAAGTCGGGGGATTAGCCCATCCGGGCTTTTCTCCATTATCACAGCATACCATAACCTCGTATATGTGTGCCTGTTTCTGGATGTGAGTGCCCATCCCGGGTTGGACACCCAAAAACCGAAATGCTTCCGCCTCGCAGAACACATACAACACACAGACAGACAAACAAACAAATTCGAACAGAACGACAAAACAGAATGGCATCATTCCAGCAGCAAGAGACCTCCATGCGCCCTCGCCGCTCCACACACGCTCCTCGCCGTTTCGCGGATGAGGTATTCGCGAAGGGGTCTGGGTTCGTCGGTTGCGACCACTACGACCTCGGCTACGACGTGAAAGACACGACTGGTAAGCAGGGGTGCGTGAGCCTCGAGTGGCGCTGGAACGAGGACAGCAGGATGCACGAGAGGGCCATCGTGGACGACCGCCCAGACTACCACCTCGGAGACCTCGAGGGTTTCGTGGTGGGCGATGACGACGAGGAGGCGCTCGACGCTCTCCCGGAGGATGAGGAAGAAGCGTACTCCAGCGAGGACGAAGATGCCGACCTCGATGACGAGGAGGAAGACGATGACACAGACTACACCAGCGACGAAGACAGCGACGAAGACAACGACAACCAGGTAATTTTTCATACCAGAAAATTGAATAAGCTTTCCACGATCTAGGGCAGACAAACAACCTAGATCGTGCAAAATTGAAAAATTAAAAGCGAATAGATACGGTAGGAAACAAGATGAAGATCATAAGCTGGAACGTAGCAGGCATACGAGCCAGGCTCAAGAAGGGACACATGGACTTCCTTGCGGATTCGGAATACGACGTAGTGTGCATCCAGGAGACCAAGGCACTGCCTGAACAAGTCGACATCCCAGAGGCTCTGCGTACGGCGTTCCCTTACAGATACTGGAACAGCTGCACAGGTGAAGACCAGAAGAAGGGTTTGAGTGGCACTACAATTTGGTGCAGGAAACGGCCGATGAGAGAAATTGACCCGATGCCACTCTCAGTAAGCGAGGGCAGAGTGACAGCAGTCGAGTTCAAGAGGTTCATACTAGTCACCGTATATACACCCAACTCCCAGGGCTTCGGTACAGACAGGCACGCGTATCGGACAGGAGCATGGGACGATGAGTTCCGCGAGTGGCTCCTCCGGCTGAACGCCGTCAAGCCAACCATCGTGTGCGGTGACTTCAATGTGGCTAGGAGGGACATCGACGTCAAACGTCCAGTCGAGTGGGCGGGGTCTGCAGGCCTGCTGGCAGACGAGCGTGAGAACTTCGAGAAACTGATCGCAAGTGGATGGGTAGACAGCTTCCGTATGCTGAACAAAGGCGCGGACCAGTATACCTTCTGGAACCAGAAGTGCCCGTGGGAGAGGAGACACAACATCGGCTGGAGAATCGACTACTTCCTGGTTCCGAAGGGCAAGCAGCTTTGGGTACAGGACGCCGGTATACTGCCAGAAGTCCTTGGGTCTGATCACTGCCCTACAACGATCGAGATCGTTCCAAGAGTACTTCAGCTAGCCAGAGACTGAGTAACGCGACAAAAATGGGTAAGTTTCTTTTCTAGGTGGCTACATCGTTCCGTCGGCATAGTACCGCCGCCAGTCCCTTGGGCAAATCTTCGTGCCGCCGTCGTACCCAACCGCCATCCTGCCGGCCAGCAGGCCTCCTCCCAAATCTGCGTCGTACTCACCATACAGTACGTTCGCTAGCAGCCTTCCGTATTTGTCGAGCGCAACCTCCTCCAGTTTGACCATCTTACCGAGAACACACGATTCGACGTGCTCCTTCGCTTTCATCGCGATCTCCTTCTCGGCCGCATCCTTCGTCTTCATCTCAGCACAGTCGAGACCGCGAAGGCGCAGCTGGAATTGATAGATGGTGCTATCCCCAGGGACCTTCGCAGCTATTGTCATCGTGTCACCATCGTATACATCGACTACGCGCGCGGAGGTGATCTGGGGAGTATACTTCGGCAAACCCTTGCGCTGCAAACCCTCCGGGATGATTACAAGGTCATCTTTCCTCCTCGTAGCGCACGCCCGTACGCTAGATAAGCAGGCTCCCATAGCTGTTTTGCTATCTCACTGGATTATTACACGGTTTCATTTTTCTCTTTTTATTCTCATCACACTCTATACTATGAGCAGGTGCTTCGCTTCAACACGCTCTATGGCCACGACTGCTGGAGAGAGAACCAACGTTAAACGCCAGTCGGCTATCTACAGAACCACCGCAGCCAACGCAGGAAGTAACGAGTACAACTCATACGACAGAGCCTATAATGTGAATGACGGGTGTCTCAAGTCGGCCGCCAGCTACGGGGGGTTTCTCGATATGGTGAAAGGCAAGCATCTCATCAACCCACAGCTCGATGGAGCGCCAGCTGCGAAATCAGAGGCGTGGGCTGGCAACTTCGTCGCGATCGACCTTTCTGGAGCAACACACCCATCAGTCGTCAGTATCGTTGCTTCTGGTACTTCGATTGCGTACGGGGTAAGTAACGAAGTTGTGTTCCCGGCAATCGACTACAGTCCAGGTGCTGGTTTCGGAGGCGGCCCGCAGTACCCAGGCTGGGTACTGGACCCTAGTGCTGCTGCATTAATCGACTGTCTCAGCAGTACGTCCGTCCCTGTATATTTCGAACGGTTTGGTAGGGTGTCGTATCGCTCGTCGCAAGCATACTGGGACGCCGTGACCCAAGGCGACTTGCTGAACGGTATGCAGTTCCCCTCGAGGGTCAACTTCGCATTCCAGCCAACTGACCTATCTAGCGCAACAGCCCTTGCCTACGCACCGATGTCTAGCTTTGATACTCTTGATCCAACCGCCCAACTGGCTAGGTGGTGCAGCCCAGGCGATGTTCCTCGTCAGACGGTGTTGGGGTATTACATAGTGGCTCTCTGGCGTAGCGCGTATGAGACAGTCGGTTCGCAGTGGCCGACAGCGTTCGGACTGGATATTTCTAGCTACTCCGCTGCATATGGCCCTAGTGATCCATACTATACTGACTTGTTCAACCTGTACAATTTGATGGCTTCACTGACGCCAACATTAGAGTCCTTGAAGACGATCTACGGTGTAGGAGCCGGCGAAGTCAGGATCCTTGTTGGTGAGTACAACCTATCAGACACGCTTGTAAGCGGTAATAACTACAAAGTGCCGTCGGAAGCGGGCGGTACTCCAGCGCCATCCAATGGCTACGCAGGGGGCTATGATCCTTCCCCTCAACCTGGGTCCCAACCCAAGATC